CACTCGAACTCTTGCTCGTACCGATCCTCGCCCATCGTCTTCATTGCGGCGTCGAGTTCCTCTTGCGGCAACAGCTGAGTCTCGCTGACCTTATGCATAGCACTGAACCACGACGGATCATTGCGAGCTGCGTCGAATATCTCCCAAAACTCGTTCTTTCCTTTCGGCGTCCCAATGAACGTGGCCTTGCCCTGTCGATCAGCGATTGCTGGTCGAATGACAGTCGACCACGCATTCGCCGGGAAGTCAGCTGGCTCGTCTAGCACCACCGAGTCAAAGTACAGACCTCGCATTGAGTCGGCAGTCTCAGCGCCAAACAGTCTGATCCGAGCGCCGTTCGGGAAGTCGATGCGCAGTTCTGACTCGTTAACTTTGATGCCTGGAATCGAGCGCGTGAATTCCTTGCAGTAATCCCACGCCACCGCTTTGGATTGCCGATAGGTCGGCGAGATGTACGCAACGCGCACATTCTCTCGAGGAATCGTCAGCGCATCGCGGATCAGATCATTAATCGCGGCGACAGTCTTGCCGCACCTACGGTGCGCCACCAAGCAGGCGAAACGTTCTTTTCTATTGTGAAACGGGAGCATGACCTCCCGAGGCGTGTACGGGATCGTAATCTCAGGCATAGAATCCTAAAAAGTCAGCCAGCATCCCAAACACAGTGAACACCAGCCCGGCAACCAACGCGAAGATAAACCAGTCGAATTTACTTTTCATCAGATCCCTTCCATTTAATGACCAGCGGCCCACCAGACTCACCAGTGTGTTCTAACTGCTGCTTCTCCCCGTAGCGCTTTGGCAAAAGCTTCGAGGCGATCCATTTGTGCGCGTCGACCTTCAACCGAGCCACGTTGTAGGTCTCGGGCGTCGCGTCGTAAGCAATCTCCAAGATATCTTCAGCCGAATATTCAGCTTGCGCATTTCGCGCGCGCGCGTACTTGTCGCGGATCTCTGGATGCCTGTACATCCACCGATAAAACGTAGACTTATCAGGCGCCCAATCTTCTTCCGAGCAAATCTTATTCAACGATCGACCAGCCGCGATTTCCTCGCAGATTCGATCCACCAACTCATCAGTAAAATCAGTTGGCCTTCCAAGCTTCTTTACTTCGTCCATTCAACCATCCTTAATCAATTCCCAACGTATTTTTCCATGTTTATGAACTGGTTGCCAGACTCTATTTCCACGAGTTGTCCAACCTTTTCCTTCAGCCCAAGCTGGAGATACCGCCACTTGCTTAAATCCAGCGCCCTTCAAACTTGCACCAGATTCCACATCTAACGTGTAAGTAATTAACCTTTGCCCTCCCATCGCAGACCAAACACGCCAAGAAGCGCGATAAAGATAAGAGCAGCTATTCTTTGGCGCATCATCTAGAACGCACAATCGAGTCACCTCGGCGGTAACTCCATCGTCTAACTTTCTAGCAACTGGCCTTCCAGTGATCACAACACCAACCAAAAAATCATCATAAACAGCTCCAAGACTAAACTTATGCCCTTGAACTCTCTTACAGTGACGGTGATGATCCGTCACGAAAGCATTAGCATCTTTCAGCGTCATCGGAACGATTTTCATTCTACTTCAAGACAAGACATTCAGGTCAGGACAAATGGGACAATTGGACAACACTATAGTGTGTTGTCCTGTCCTGTCCCAAAAAATATTTGTCCCCGACTTTGTCCTAAAAATTGTCTCATTTCTCATAAGTAATTGATTTATATATGTTTTGTTTTTATGCTTTGGGACAATTATTTTTTGTCCCAAATGTCCCATTGTCCCAAAAGTGACGTAAGTCATTGATTTTACTCTATTGTCCCAAATTGTCACATTGAGACTTCATATCGATGATCAAAGACTCATCCAAAGCGACCCATCCACGCCCAGAAGGTGCAATATATTGCGCATCAATCAGTATCCCAATCATGCGACTTGGATCATTTTGACACGCCTTTCGAGCCGCGCTCTCTGACATTCCCATCGCACTCGAAGTCAGGAAGTCGATCATCCCAGACTTTTCAACGAACGGCTTATCATTGATTACATTTCTATTGGTGAAGTGCCACGCTCGTTCGAAGCGCTTGCGGCTTTCCTCAACTCGTGACTTCTTTTTGTCTACCTTTGCTGGCGCTGAAGCGGATTCGAGAACGACAGAGTGTACCTGTTCGCCGTCCTCATCCTTCCAGCCATTGATCGCGACCTTCTTTAGCTCAAAGAACAGACTGTCGCGCATCTCAGCGTCCTTCATCTTGCGCTGGATGATCTCGATAGGCCGACCATCGTTCCCCGGCTTCACGCTCACCTCGATGTCCAGAGCGCCTCTCCAAGCGCTAGATCCTCTCGCCCTGTGTTGCGCTTCCTCAGACACGCCAGTGTGATGCACGAGCATGACAGTACAGTCAAACTCATTCATCAATATGGCGCACGAGTCCAACATCGTCTTGGCGTCCTGAGCGCTGTTCTCGTCGCCGTTAAGGAATCGGTGCAGTGTGTCTACCACAATCACCTTTGGCGTTACTGGAAGCGCCCTGACATTCTCTATGACCTTCAGTAATCCCTCTGGCTCGTTCAGATCCGTTCCAGTCTTGCTCATCCAAAAGTCAATATCGTCAACGTCATGATGTTGCATCCAGGCCGCGACTCGGCCCTTCAGCCCGTGATGGCCCTCACCAGCCAGATACACGACTGGCAGATGCTTCGTCCTGTTGCCGCACCAGTCTCGGTCATCGAGGCCGACCGCCGACAGATGCAGACACCAGTCCAAAACCAGAAATGTTTTGCCAGAGCCTGACGGCCCGTGGACCATTGTCAAAGAATTAGACTGAATCCAATTCTTGATGTACCAGCTGATCGGCGTAGGCGTTGACCTGAAGTCTCGACCATGCTCAAGCCAGTCATACTCTGGAACTGCTGGCTCCAGTAGCGCTGACAAATCATTCCCAGCGAGCAAGTAATCATTCGCATCCATTCCTTCAATCGGCGGAACGATGACAGTCGCGCCATGCTTTGCACTGGCCTGATCAGCATGATTCTTGCCAACTCCAGACCTATCGTTATCAGCAACGATAATAATGCGCGTAGACGGCCCGTAGCGCTCTCTGAGCTGTCCAACCACCGTCGGTATGTTAGACGCAGAGTAAGCGATGTAACACGCCTTAGACGTCGTCTCAGCGATCGTGGCGGCGGTTGCATATCCCTCAGCCAGATAAACTCTCGTATTGTCGTCGTCATCCCCGATGCGCCAATACGATCCGCCAGTCTTGCCCCCAGGGTGATACAGCTTGCCACCGTTGGCATCGATGTACTGCACGGTCGTCATCTCACCGTCGTCATTGTAGAGTGGCACGATCAGTCGCCCATCCCCAGTAACTCTGGCGCCATGTGGCTTAATTTGCTTCTTGACTAGGTAGGGATGATCCTCGGTAGCGTGAGCTGCCTCGCTCCAGATCTTGCCGACGATCTCGGAGACATTCTCTCGCATTACCGACTCTGATTCCTCGCGCGCCTTCTTTGCGGCCTCCATTCGTCGCGCAAACTCCATCTCTTCGTTCGGCGTGAGTCGGCGACCGATATTCTGACACCATTTGTGTTCAACGCCCCAGCGCCAATCTCCAAACTTGCCAGCGCAAATGCCATCACCAAAAGCAATATACCAGCCACTTTTATCTGACTTATTTGCTCTGCCACCGCTACCTGAATTGAATCGATGAACACGTCCATCAAAGATGATCTGCTCTGGCGCATTTAGTCCGGCCTCCTCGATTGCGTTCCGTAACTGTATCTCCGGCGGATCTACAGGCTCTTTGTCCTTCCAGATCTCTGTGATGTTAGCCATTGTGCAGCCCCGGACACGTCATAGAGAAATACTCCATGAGTTTATTAACCGTCTTAACGGACGGATCGGGATCTGGATTGGATGTGATATTCCTGAGCGTCGAGTAGCTGACGCCAGTGCGACGGCTTACCTCACGCAAGTTTCGGTCAGACAATAAGTATTTGATTTCTTTAACTTCCATTGATTTCTCCTATGTAACAGCGTTTTTTTTATAGATTAGTCGAAAAAATAACTATAATCAAGGCTCATGTTTTTGGATAGTTTGTGCATCCAAAAGATGGAATTGTATGGAACAGCATGACACCGCATGGCATTCTAGTTCGGCGGAGAGTTGATCCGCCACCTTAAGGGGGCAACATGACAGAGATTCTTGCATTCCTAGCATTATTCAACATGACGTGTACCGATTACGTCATCACGCAATCAAACGAAACATTCTTTCTCGCTGGCGACATCCCAGTGATCTACATCGAGCCATCGATGAATAAACCGCGAGTGCTGATGCATGAGTTTGTCCATTGTGGGCAATGGTATCGAGCTGGAAAGAAGCCAGCGATGTCCATGAAAGAGTGGCAAGCGCGGGAGGACGAGGCAAAAAAGATTGAGACGATGTTCGTAATACTGAGAGGGACATAGCGCGCTACGTCCCCTTTAGTATGTTAGTAGATCAAACGTTATTAAGCGTCGTCGCCCGTCTCAGCACTCGAGCGCGCTCAGACTGAGTCAGCGTCGATAGCAGATTGAGCGCCTTGATTGCAAACTGGCGCTCGTGCTCTGCCGTGAATTTTTTCTGTCGAGGCTTGGACAAGCCAAGCTTCTTCAGAGTGTCAGTATCAAGATCTTCTATTCTCATGTTTTTCTCCTAGTAGTTATATTCAAGCTCTGCCATTGCTTCTTCGTATGCCTCGACCTCGTCGACCATTCGACCTACTTCCTCGGTCGTGATGCCGTAGAACTCGGCAACGTGTCGGTGCGTATCCTCGAGAAACCAGATGTCCTTTTGCTCTGCGATCTCATCGATCTTGTCTAAAATCATGTAGTGATGTTGGCTTGGTTTTTTCATTTTTATCTCCGTCTTTGTTTAAGAATTTCGGCCCAGTGCCGTGTTTCCATATA